ACCTTGATCGTTTTTTTTTTTTTTTTTAAATATAATATTAGGATTTTCTGAAGTACGAGTTGGGTCATTCAGCGTAACTGTCTTTCCTTGGTATTCTGCCTCTTCAAGAGTTTGTTCGAATATAGCTTCACAGGATTCGGTTGCTTCTTTTAATTTAGTTCCAACAGTTTGTTTCTTACTTACCCTCTTGAATGCTAAATCTTTTACATCTATTTCATTGTCTCTTGCATAACCACTTCTTCGAGCAAATAGACTTCTAGAATTGTTTCCTGTAGCAAGAACTTCTTTAGTCTTTTTATTGAAGACCACAAAAGGTTCTTTAATTTCAGATAGAGCGTATTCTTTAAAATTCTTCATTTCTTTTCTTTTTCTGCTTTAGATTTGTGACGAGCTACATCTGCAGCTTTAGCTTTCTTTAAAAGTTTTCTAGCAATCCTATCGATAGTTTTTCTTTTACCCTTAAGTCTATCTTCTAATCTTTTTCTATCGTTGAATGACAATTTACTTAAATCTTTTCCTTTAAGATATTTGGCAGCGAGTTTATTTCGAGCCATCTTTCTAGCTCTCTTCATTAAGACATCTTTTGTAGCTCTTTTCTTGAGAGCTCTTTGTCGTTTGATAGCAATTCTTTTTGATAGACGTTTCATAATCATAGAACGTCTTCTGCGCTGTTGCGGAGTCAAGGCCTCGTCAAGAATCTCAATCTCGTCGAGTTCTTCGAGTTCGTTATATTCCTTGAATGTTATCATCTTTCCCAGCCTTTAATTACATCAGAACTAAAGTTATTCATTGAAAACTCTAGCCTATCAACGAGTTTAACTGCACCTCCTTTGGATTTATCTATAGCGACAAAACCTTCAGAACCCGTTACCTTAAATCCGTTTTTAGTCCGAACGAAGGTATCGATTTGTTTAACTCTATCTAGTTTATTTATAATAATTAATTTTGCATCAACGATAGCGTTCATCAAATCAAACATTAAAATTAAATTCTTTTTATTTGAAGTTGAGAAGAATTTAAAAAGTTCTTTCTTCTTAGCATCGATAGCAGCTTTACCTCTATCACTTGACCTTTTACCTTTTTCCTTTTCGAACTTATCATCAAAATACTTTAACATATTCGAAACATGCTTTGTAGTATTTCCAATTCTTTCACCACGTCTAACAAGAGTATTATTGAATGTCTCAATTCTAGCAGATAATTCAGTATTGTTTTCTAATTCTTTTAATGTTGTACTTTGGATTTTACTAAATATCTTTCCTGCCTTTGATAGAGCGGCAGTTACTTCAGCGGTATCTTTAGCATTAAATGTTGCAGTGCCAGATACATCTTTATAATCTGCATCTTGATACCAAATTGTTTTCTTCTTTTTTAGCCCACTAAGATTAACACCAAACTTAGCAGACATAGATTCAAAATCTTTTCCACTATATGTAGTATGCCATACAACTCCAAGATTGGCTTTCGAAATTGTTTTACCTAATTCAGATTTAACTGGCACAGCATAAACAATTGTGTTTGGCTGAAATGTAAAATATGATTCGCCATCAATAGTTTCTTTCTGAACATCACCTTTAGTAAACATAATGTCTCCTTGAATAACACCTTTGATACCAAGGTCTTTCAATTCATTAAAAGCAATTGTTAACTTATCAGCCAAATCACCAGAAGTATCAGCTCGAACATCTGCTTCTGATTTATAAACTTTAGGGTTCTTATTAAAGATACCTTTCTTGGCTACGAAGAATTTACCATCACTTGGGTCGATTCCAGCAAAGACTGCAGGTGCTCCGTCCCATTTAACTGTAACATTAGTAGAAGTCTTAGAATTACCGGCTAACATATCTCTCAAGGAGCGTAATGCAAGTATTGCTTCTCTTGCCCCTTTAACTCCACCATAGATAACTCTATCTTCAATGTGAGTCATGTGAACATTTTTACCAGCTTTAGTGGCTTCTAATATTTCAACATATTTTTTAAAACCCATCTCTTCGACCGCAAATGTTTTATTAGAAGTTTTAAAATTTTTCTTTCTCATCACAGTTTTTGCAACTAAATCAAGTTCTCCGTTCTTATCAAGTTGTAATACAAAAGGCATATTGACATCTGTCTGCATGTCTTTGATAACTGCTTCAGCGCCTTTTCCTAAATTAGCAATCTTCTTACCATGCTTTTTATAAGATTGACGAAATAATCTTTGAATCTCTCCGGCTGTAATTTGTTTTTTGTTACGGGCATCATTGACTCTATCGAGGAAGTGTCGAGTAAATTCGACATCAAGTCCTACTTTTGCCCATAACTTATCGGCAAATCTTTCGATAGCATCTAGATTCTTTTTTGTAATCACGGCTGCAATGTTACCTTTGCTTGTTTTAAATTTGCTTTACCTGAAGCTCTTTTCTTGAGGTAGTTGACTAATCCTTTGACAGCTTTTTTGAACTCTCCAGTGAAACTATATTCTCCATCATCAGAAAACATCATACCACCATCACGCACAGGTAACAGATAATCAAACTTCCACTTATCTTTTCCTTTTGGCTTTTGACCTTTGTGTTTCGATTGCCACTTAAGAGTATTAATAGTAAACGGAATAGAACCAAATATTTCTTCTAACTCTTGTTCGTCTTCTGTTAGATGTTCTTTAAAACTTTTCATTTCGTTTAGCTTTCCGTAATCTATAATCTTACCATTCTTAATAAGATATTTATTAAAGCGAACGTCGGGGTAATTTCTAGCAACTTGGTCTAGAATCCTAACATTCTCTTTATGGTCATCATATATGTTTACTTCTTCAACTTGTTTAAATTTTTTCAAGTACCTACCAATGATATACATTTTTCTTTGAGGTATAGGTCCATACTTTAAATTTCCAGCAAGTTCAAAACGAACTCTTTTATCATTTACCCTTATTCCAACCTGTCTAAAAGTATCTTTAAAAGTAGCATTGTTATCCATATCTGACCGAGCGGTCAAAAAGATAATCATGTTACCTTTATTAAATTGCCTTTTCAATTCTCTTAAGGTTGAATTGATAACTTTCGAAGATACTTTAAAAAGTTTAGCATCCCTAAACTGAGAAAAGTCATATTCTTCATCGTCGCCGAGAACATGACTATTAAATTCATCATTGGGTAGCTCGTCTACTATCTTACCAGTATGTTTATTTCTAACGATGACTTTAGCGAAAGAGTGAAATACTGTTTCGTCTATGTCAAAGAATGATAGTACTTTAGCCATTTAGTTCAGAGTTCCCATTAAAATTGTTTCTTCTATTTATATAGTTTTTGTTTTCAAATGCTCCTCCCATTGCTTATATAGTTCTTCTTCTAGCTTCCATGCTTGTTTTTCCCATGGCCATTCGTGATAACTAACTTTTGAAAGAGAGATAGCTTTACTTTTCCATTGCGTTTTTTGTGGACTTCCATCATCGTCGTGATAAATGTCATACATCTCGCCTCTGGCCCATTGCTTAACATGAACCATTTCGTGAGCCAAGGTTTGAATCATCTTGACGTTATCTTTAGAGTCGAGATTGATTGTAAACTCACGGGCATATCGATACTTATCTTCCCAAACGCAATCGCCTAAATCACCATTCCTTTCGAATAGGCTAGGACTAAGCTTAATGTCAAGATGCAATTTTCGCATTCTTGGCATTAACAATTGTTTGAAAAAATAGGCTGCTTCGACGACTAATTCTCGTTTCCGCTTACCTGAGCCGGAAACATCTATCGTCATCAATTACCCTCTGAAAATACAACTTCTTCGACTACCTCAAAGTGTTCATCGGTCGGTTGAACAATCCATCGTTCAACGCCAGATTTTAGTGATTTTACAAATAGACCAGACGGTGCTGGACTAACCTTTATTTCCTCAATAGACCAGGTAGCTCCATGCTCCTTAATCCGATTTTTTCCGTGGCGTGTTTTGCCTTCTAATGTTATAATCTTTTTTATCATATATTAAATATACACTAGGAACCATAGAATGTAAAGAGAAAATATGCTTTTTTTGTAAAAAAAACCGGGACATATTGTCCCGGTCTCCCTTATACTGTGAATCCCTCAAAGGCTTTTCCACTGGTCGTGGAAGATTGTGAGGAAGGTTGCTCATTTGTGAGAGTTTGAGCGGAATCTTCAACGTCATACAATCTCATCTTTGACCGGTCAATTCCTAGAACGAATCGTTTGTTTTTAGTTAAGTCATTGTAGCGATTCTTCAATTGCTTGACCATTATCTGATTCATACCTTCGAGTTGTTCTGTTGATATCAAAGCGAACATGAGGTCGGCTGTGGCCGGTAATCCGAATGATTCTGCAGTGTCTGTTAATTCTACATCCGTATTAGCAAACCCGCTCCTGGTAACTTGAGTCGCAGACCAAATGGGAACCCCAAATTCCCCAGCCAGACCTCTAAGCTCTTCAGCTATCGCTTTGATTAAAGAGTAAGTATTCACTGCACCACCCAATCCTTTGATTCGTGATGATGCACATATATTAATATAATCAATGAAAATCATATCAGGTTCAAAATTTCTTTTGAGTTTCAATTCATTGAGTAAAGCTCTAAAGTGACCAACATGAGCTGTTGAAGTTGGATATTCTTTGACAATTAATTTTCCATTTGTCTTAGCTTTAATCTTTCCAACTTTAGTGTCGAATAAATCTTTAGGTAGATTCTCAACTTGGTCAATGGGAACATCCATTAAGTTAGCATCGATACGTTCAGCAATTCTTTCTTCAGCCATTTCTAAGGTAATGTATAAAACATTTCTACCTTGTTCTAATCCAGCCGATGCAAGATGACACATTGCTAATGATTTACCAACACCTGTTCCAGCAAGAATAATGTTGAGAGTTTTATTTGTAACACCACCTTTAGTAATTTGATTTAACATATCAAGGTCAAATGGTATACGTTCTTCTTTTTCGTGATAGAAGTCGAATCGACCATCAGCATTCTCAATATAATCGTGACCAATATTAGCATCAAAAGAAACTGATAGAGCTTTAGTCAATATTTCTGGTATTGCGCCTTCAGCATTCTTTTTATCTTTACCATCAATAATATTAATTGATGACATTATAGCAAGATAGATTGCTCGGTCTTTACACCATCGCTCTGTTGTTTTTAAGAGCCATGTCATATCAACTTCGGTTGGATTCTTAAGTTCGTGAACTAACTTTACAATCTCGTTTATATCTTGACGAGTTTTAAAGTTTGACTTTTGTAGTTCAATGTCAAGAACCGCTGAAGTTGGTAACTTATTATATTTCCCTATGAATTGTAAAAATAGTTCATAGACAGGTTTATGTTCTTTTTCAAAGTACTCAGGTTTTATATGAGGTAAGGCTTTTCTACAATAGTCCTCATTCTGAGTTAATGTTTTCAGTATTATTGTCTGTATATTCTCTTGCATTCTTGCTCTCTATTAAAATGTCTCTTAATATATCACCAATGTAGTTTTGGAACTCTTCAGATTTATTTAGGTCTTCAGTTAATGTGTCTGGTTTTTCTTCAAGACGCCAATCGAAACTCAACTTACATTGGTCTAGTTCTTTATCTTCTTTTACATTGACTTTTCCATAAGTAAATATAACATCTTTATATTTACCAGTTAAAAGTTGTAAGGAATAAAGATGACTATCACCTTTATGGACTAGTTTATAGTCTTTGTCTTCAAGATTCTGTGTCGGTATCATCAGAAGATTCCTGTAAGATTGGGCCTGTAGAGATTTTGTATTTTTTCTCTATCCATGCCATAAAGTCTGTTCTATGAAGAATGATTTGCCAGAACTCATTATCGAGTTGTTTAGCTCTTAAGTTTCCACTAAGCTCTTCACCAGTTTCGGGGTTCTTTGCCATATACCAACCTGCTTTTGGTTTAACAACATACCCTCCCATAAGAGCAGCTTCTAAGAAACCAGAACTCTGATTAATACCACCTTCCCAAGTAACATTAATTGGAATCTTTGATTTTTCTTTTACGAATCGAGATTTCTCGACATTTATAATAAAGTTATAACCTTCAACTTCGGTTCCTACTTTTTCTTGTTGACGTCCAATAATCCAAATGTTATCTGCGGAATAATAAATTCCTGTTCCACCAGAAACGATTTGTTTTGGAAATAATCCTTGTTCTTGATATGTGTGATTGATTGCAAGTAAAGGAATATCTTTCAATGTTAACATTGGAGTTACCATACGGAATAATCCTTTAAGAGCTTTAGCTCTAGTCATATCAGCAACTGACTTTTCATTTAATGCATCATCAAGTTCTTTCTTTGATGCGATATTTCCAATAGAGTCAATGATAACAATTACTTTATCTTTTCTATCTATTTGCTCTAATTGATTTACAATATCAAATTTTAACTCTTCAATGTTAGTTACTGGAGTGTGTAAAACTCTTGATGTATCAATACCAAATGATTCAAAATATCCTTGCGGAGAACCAAACTCAGAATCATAAAATAGAAGAACTGAATCATCATGTTTCTTCAAATACGCTGATGCCATCAATAAAGCAAAAGATGTTTTGAAATGTTTACTAGGACCGGCAAGTACTGTTAAACCAGAAGCCAATCCGCCTTTAATAGAACCAGATAGCGCGACATTAATCATACCTACTGGTGTTGGAGTTAATTCTTTTTCGTCAAATATTTTTGACTCCGACAAAACTGACACTCCTGCCACCTTTGACGTTTTTTGTAATTTTTCTAATAGACTCATAGTTACCTTTTTAATTTAGTTGCTATTATATAATATTTGGATGTAGATGTCAACCGATAAATTCATCGAGTGACGCTGTTGCTTCAGCAAATTCTCTTCGCTGATTCAAATTATTTTGTCTGACAAACTCTGAGTGGATTACATCAAGTTTACCATCTAAGTAAAGTTTTACACTTTCAGCCATGTCCTGTGCAGTAGTAACTGGGACGTTCTGACAAATCATGTTTAGATTTTTTGTACCACCTTGTAGCTGAAAGTCTTTTGGCATTTTCATAATTGATAATGCTTCTCGAATTGTAATATATCTATCTTCATCGGGGTGAGCTAATTGTTTAGCAAAGTGACCAACGAACGCCGAGGTATGTCCTTTTCCTAATTCAACACAACGTCGCATTATATTACCACCATCTTTTAATTTATTATACATTCTTAATGCAGAAGCAGATGGTTTTTCAAGTCCCTTTTCTTTAAACCAAATAGAAGCTTCTTTAAATCCATTTACTCCACGAGTATCTTCAACATAGTTGATAGGATTTGTAGACTTCTTTAGTTTCTTATAAAATTCTTGGTGAGTGATTCCACCTTCGAGTTCTTCAAGTACATATCGATACCAAGGGTCTTCACTTGGTTTAGATTTATTAACTACTTCATTCATAGGGTCATCATCTGAAACAAATGCATTACGTATACATTCTTCGATTGGTTCTTTTTCTTTACTGAAGTAAGGAAGGTGAGGGCAATACTCATCTTTCCAAAAGAAGTAGAAAGAACGATTACGTACTTGACCTAATCCGTGAAGAGTCGACTTTGTTTTATAAACTGTAAATGTATATCCGTATTCTTCACCAATGCGTCGTAACTTTTCTACGACAGGTTTACCCATATTACCATAAAGACCTGGTGCATTCTCACCCCATAGTACTTTTGGTTGAACTTTTTCAAGAACATATCGTGAAGATTCTAACATCCAATCGTTTGTTGCAGAATCTGCAGAAGCAGAAGTATTCAACATCGATAGACCTGCACAAGGGCAAACAGAATTGACTACATCAACTTTATTAGGTGCCTTTCCACCTTCATCAAGTACATAATAAGGAACTTCATTCTTATAATAGTTTAATAGTTGAGAATCATTTGCTTTAAATCCACTATAAGATAAAATGTATTCTGGTTTTTTTCCAAATGCATTTTCCATTGCTATTGTTTCACCACCAATAAGGGGTATAATACTTGCGTATGTATAATTATTTTTCATAAACTTTTTCCTCACTTTTAATCATGTCGCCAACTAACGTATCTAAATTGTATTTTGGTTTCCATTGTAATATTTTTTTTGCTTTAGAGCAATCACCAAGTAATACATCAACTTCGGCGGGTCTAAAAAATTCTGCTGCTGTTTTAATAATTGGAGTTCCATCAGGTGTAAAAAATTCATGTTCTTTCTGAACAAAATCAATGTTCAAATATTTTAAACACTTTTCAATAAAATCTCTAACAGTATGAGTCACGCCTGTTGAAATCACAAAGTCTTCTGGTTTATCTTGCTGCAAAATTAATCTCATAGCTTCGACATAATCTTCAGCATGACCCCAATCTCTTTTAGCATCTAAGTTTCCAAGATAAACAGGTTGTTTTGTATGTACCCAGTTGACTAATCCCTTAACAATCTTTTGAGTTACAAATTCTGAGCCACGTAAAGGACTTTCGTGATTGAATAAAATTCCACAACATGCAAACATATCGTATGACTCTCTATAATTTACAGTCATATAATGAGCATAAGCTTTAGCAACACCATAAGGTGACCGAGGGTGAAATGCTGTCATTTCGTTTTGTGGTGTTTCTCTTACCCGGCCAAACATTTCACTTGTTGATGATTGATAAAATTTTGTATGTGGACTTCTTTGTCTAATTGCTTCAAGTATATGGAGAACTCCATTCGCATTTACCTGAGTGGTTACATGTGGTTGTGTAAATGATAAAGCAACAAATGATTGAGCACCAAGATTATAAAATTCATCAGGTTGATATTTACTAATAATATTTTCTGCACTATATGGTTCAGTTAAATCAAAATCAACCATTTCGATTTCATCTTCAATACCAAGATATTTAAGACGCCAATTTTGTTGACCGGTATTTCTTCTTCTGGCACCAATAACTTTATATCTTCTCATAAGAAGATTTTGTGCTAAGTAAGCTCCGTCTTGACCGGTGATTCCTGTTATGATTGCTGTTTTCATTTACTTTTAATAACTCTTTCTCTCAACTCACTAGATGAAAAAGAATGTCTACGTTTATTATAATGTATATTACATAAACCTTTTCCTGTGTGTTCTTTATCTTTATATTCTTCACCCACGATTCTAATGTCTGGGTTTATTGTTAAAATCATATCTACCAAGTCTTGTTCAGTTTCAAAAGGTATAACTTCATCAACATATTGACAAGATGAAACTTGAATGTATCTCTCGAATACAGATTGCACTGGTTTGTTTTTAGAATCTGGTCTATCTTTTGTAGGGTCAACTAATAATCCTACTACCAAATAATCACAAAGAGACTTTGCCTCTTTGAGCATTACTATATGTCCAGCGTGGAATAAATCAAATGTAGATGCGGTTAATCCGACTTTTGGTTTTTCACTTTGTTGCATAATGTATTTATTGTCTTTTTAATATTTACTTTCCAAGAGCTATCTGCATATGGGTACATCCTGCAAAGATTAGCGATTGCATGTATTTGTATTGTCTTTATATTTATGTTTTTATAAAGATGGTTTTTTTCAAGATTCCGTTCAATCGTTCTATCAGATAGAGGGGTTGCTTTAAGAAAGTATGACGCATAGAGTTTTCCTAAATCGATTACCCACGAAGAATATAGACTTTCTTCTTGTATAGGGTCAATAAAGTAAACTTCTTTTCCATACTTATCACTCATAATATTTTCGAATGATGCATCACCATGTCCAAAAGTATAAGGAGTGTTTTCATATTCTTTTAATAGATACTCTCGTAAAAATAAGTCTATCTTTTTAGACTCTACTTCAGGTACACCATAACTTGATAATCTATTACAACATCTGTCAATGTATTTACGATAGAGTGCTATTTGTTCTTTTGGTTCTTGGTAACCTTCGAGTGGTACTCTTCCATCAAACTTCATAATCTTTTGAATAATACCATCAATCGAACCAGTATATTCGTAAAGTCTTTCCATTCTAATTGTATTACCAATTAATGAACGAATCTTTGGAACTTTAAATCCTCTATCTTCTGCAGCTTCGAACCACTCGATAACTTTACCTGGATATTCTTTATGTACTTTTACAACATCACCTGTTGCTTTATCGATATAAACTTTATCTCCACTCCAACCCACAAGTTCTTCTTGGTCAAAATTCTTTACAAAATCATCTGGTGTTATTCCTTTATCATCAATATAATAAAGACCTAACTTTTTCTGAAAACATAAAGATGTATACCTAACATTATGATTTGCTAACCATTCTTCTATCTGAGGTCTATATGTTTTATCTGCCTCTTCTCGATTCTCGCAAGAAAGAGAACCTCGAGCGGTTACTATGTGAATGTCCCAACCTTTTTTATGAAGGTCGTTTAATTTATCAATCAAAATTTTATTTGGTAATGCATTATTCCAATCACGATTTTTTGTGAATGCAATAGTGTCATCAAAATCTACTACTAATGTTTCTTCCCACTTGGCCATTTATCTATCAATTCATTAAGGGTTAATATAGCTACATCATTTAATCTGCTACCATCATAGTACGACATTTTCAGCATGTTGTCAAGAAGATTTCTTTTGTGAAGGTACTCTGAATTGTCGTTTTCTAAAAGTTCGATTTTATCGTGAAGGTCTTTGGAATCTTTTACTCTAAAAAAGTCTGGTACATTTAAATGATTGTTTGTGTCATAGTCGGGGTGAAGAAATGGAATAATTCCGTGATGTGCCATTTCCCAAAACTTAGCAGTTACCCAACCTTTCTTAATCGGAATACAGAAAGTGTACTTAACTCTATCTAACATACCCATCAATTCATTAAACTTCTTAGGTCCTTTAAATCGAGAGTCTTCGCTAATTCTTTTTGATTTCAGATTCCACTTACCATAAATGTCTACATCTTGAACGTGGTCAAGTACATAATGTTTTAAATCTTTATAGCGAGACGGATTACCTTCATTACAAACAATCATCATTTTAATATCTTTTTTAGATTGTGGTACAAAAGCACCTAATGGATTATCGTCTTTTTTTCCAATCAGAAAAGTTGTTTCTACTTCAGAATAAACTGCTCCAATTCTATCAACCACTTTAGTTGTATCTTCATAAGACTTTTGGTGTTTAAATTCTATCCATTCATCAAACTGACTTAGAACAATCTTTGGTGGATTGAATAAGTCATACATCGAACCAGGCCAAAGTCTAGGGTCATTTAAAATAAAAGCGTGAGGTATCATTGTCTTATTTAAAAATTCCATATAAGGACCAGTGTATGTATTATGACAACATAATGGTTTTGCCAATACACCTTCTGACTTATAAGTCTTCCCAACTACATTATGTTGACCTGCAAATCCTACCATAAACAAACCACAATCAAGCTTCGGTAAGTTTGGTAAAATCTTCTCATTCATAAAAGTAATGCGATGAGAACAATTTTCTTTATACTTTGGATTGTCTGCATTCCACTCAGAAAAACCTTCCATTAAATCAAACACATTACCATGTTTATTGATTCGACTTCTTTCTTCTGGTTTAAGTCTGCAATAATCTGATGCACCGACAATATAAAAATTCTTTTTCGGATTCTTATGAAAAAGATTCTCAAAAAATACAGGAGCATCGATGTCTCCACCATGCGCACCCCATTTCGTAGAGTCAAATAAAATTGACTTACCTATTTTCCCAATTGCTATATTCATTGTCTTGTACTTTCACTAAATTTCTCATTGAAATAAAAATTAATCCAAAAGAAATTGCTAATGCTATTACTATAATTGTTTCAGCCATAATGTTACCCCCACTATCATTATTAATATTGTTATATACAACATCATAGTTTGTA